TGTGGTCAGACAGTCATAAGCCAGGAGAGCAGGCACACTGGTGCAGGGGCGGCAACTTATATCCGACAGAAGAATGCCCATATTTCGAACAGTATGAAGGACAGAAAATAGAACAATGTTACCGTGCAATGATTTCCACGTTCCAGGATGGATACCGATCGTGTTCGATGATGGTGAATGGAACATGTGAGAAATGTCTGAGAGATTTGAACAAAGCTATACAGGGAGGAAAAGAACATGGCGATATACCATAAAACGTTGCAGTACCACGAAGGTGAGAAACAGCCAGGGCTTCCAGTACTGAAAAATAATGAACAGCGGAGAGCATGGCTCAGAAAATACAAAGAATGGGGATTGTGGTACGAAGACGAGAATATTGGATGTAAATATTACAAGTACGATTTTGACAACGGGGCAAGATTGATCGCGGAAACATATATCATTCCGGGCAATGAACACATTCCGGAAAGAGAAAACTGTTATTTCCATCTGGTAGGAGGTCCGGAGGCTGAAAAGAAAAATGGAGTTCCTAAGTGGAATGTAAGAGAAGCTTACAGCAAATATCCCAACAGTGAAATGGAACTGGCAGAATTTTTGAAATCATTACAGAAGGGGAAATAAAAAATGAATTACGACAGAACGTGTGACACATGCAGATACCATAGCGAGGATGGGGTATGCAGATGTACAAGAAGCGAAGAATTCAGTGATGTAACAACAGAAACACATTGCTGTGACTGCTACCAGGCAAGAATGGAATATGACTGGAGAATGTCTGTGCTGGACAGGTTCATGAAAGGGGCGGGAAGATGAGCGATGAAAGCAGCAGAAAAAAATGTAAAACGTAAAGCACATTATGATCATCTGGAGCAGAGTGTTGATGCTGATGCAGCCAGAAGATTCCATGAACCAGCCGCAGTAAAGAGCAAGATGACAAAACTGGCATCAGTCAAAATTATAGAACATTACATAGAACACACCGATGATGAAGACGGTGAAATCCTGGAAATAATAGCAAGGAAATGCATGAGGGGAGGCGATGCCGGTGGAGATGACAGAAAACGACAAGAAAAAGGAGTTCCTGCGAAGATACCGGGAATGTGAACGCAGGGAGCAGGAGATCCTGGAAGAGATCCAGAGGCTCCGGATGGATCAGATGTTTCCATCCATGGTCAATGACGGGATGCCGAAAGGCAGCCAGCAGTCCGATCTGTCGGATTACATGGTACTGTTGGATGAGCAGATTGATCGGCTGAAACAGGAACGCCTGGAAAAAGCAAGGACACGTGAACAGATCGACCTGGCAATCAGACGTATGAAGAACCCGGATGAGCAGAGGGTGCTGCGACTGCGGTATCTGTGGGGGCTGAATTGGAAAGAAATCGGAGAAAAAATGGGGTATAACGAAAGACAGCCCCAGAGAATCCATGGGAGTGCGTTGAATAATTTCAAGATGTCGTAGAATGTCGCACTCCACCTGTGATATAGTGTAATCAGTTCAGTTTGGGAATGATGCTGACATGATTGGTTCTTTTCATTTACCTCCGTATATTGTATATCTGCCGGGTCTCAACAGCCCGGCAGCATTGGAACATAGCTCAGTCGGTGAGAGCAGCTGGCTTATACCAGTGTTGTCGAAGGTTCGAGTCCTTCTGTTCCGATTTCCCTGATGGGGACATATAAGAATCCTTTCTCAAAAGAATAATACTTTTCCGCAGGAAGACATCTGGCAGTGCCGGGTGTCTTTTTGTGTACTCAAAAATAACAACAGAACAAAGGAAGGTGAGGTGATTGGCAAACAATGAAAACTTAGTGCCTTTTGACAAACGAAGCGAGAGCGAAGTGAGAGAATACGCCAGAAAAGGCGGCCAGGCATCTGGAAGGACAAGGCGGCGAAAAGCAGAGTTCCGGAAGACGTTGAACGCCCTGCTGACAGCGGAAATTGACAACCCGGAGTGGAAACCGTTCCTGGAGTCGATCGGCCTGGACTGTACACTTGAATCTGCGATGCTGGCGGCTCAGATCCGGGAAGCGATGCAGGGCAACACCAAAGCCGCTTACTTCGTGGCTCAGTATGCAGGGCAGAACGGGGCGGCAGAGGAGGACATCCGCAACAAGGAAGCAGATACAGAGCTTAAGAAAGCGAGGAAACGGGCAGTCACAGGTGAGAATGAGACGGACGAGGCACTTGAGAAGCTGGATGCGATACTGAAGGAGGTGCGTGACAATGCAGTTGAGCAAAATGCAGAATGAATACATCGTGAACGCAACGCACCGCTGGAACATTAAATCCGGGGCAGTACGTTCCGGGAAGTCTTTTGTAGATACGGCTTTTGTCATTCCCTTCCGGATCCGTGAGAGGGCGGGAAAACCGGGGCTGAATGTGATCCTTGGCGTGTCGAAGGAATCCATCGAGCGAAACGTGCTCCAGCCGATGCGTGAGATCTATACCGATAAGCTGGTCGGAAACATCAACAACCGCAACATTGCAAGGGTATGCGGTGAGGATGTCTACTGCCTGGGGGCGGAGAAGGTCAGCCAGGTTGCCAAGATCCAGGGTGCAAGCATCAAATACTGCTACGGGGATGAGATCGCTAAGTGGAACAAAGAAGTGTTCCAGATGCTCAAATCACGACTCGATAAGCCTTGCAGCTGCTTTGACGGGTCATGCAACCCGGAGCATCCTACCCACTGGCTGAAAGAGTTCCTGGACACACCGGAGCTTGATATCTACCTGCAAAAGTACACGATCTTTGACAACCCGTACCTGGATCCGGCTTTTGTGGAACAGCTCTGCAGGGAATACGATGGCACGATCTACTACGACCGCCTGATCTTAGGACTCTGGAAGCGTGCAGACGGTTCGATCTACAAGAAGTTTGCAGACCACCCGGAAGCGTTCCGGTGCGGGATCGTAGAACATCCCGGAAGCAGCCCGGACTGCAAGGAGTTTCGGAAGCAGGACCTTGTATCCATCGAGATCGGTCTGGACTTCGGCGGCAACAAGTCCGGCCATGCGTTCGTGGCAAGAGGGTACACGGACAATTACCGGGATGTGATCGCCCTGAAATCCCGCCGGGTCATGGCAAAAGAGAAAGACGACCCGATCGACAGCAACCGTCTGGATCAACTGTTCTGTGATTTCGTGCAGGATGTGATCGACCAGTATGCGGATGTTGTAAGACACTGGGATACCATCGAATACTGCAACGTAGAAACGGTCTTCTGGGACAATGCAGAAACCGTGCTGGGTAATTCCATCCGGAACGCGGTCGAGAAGCGTTTCCCGTGGATCAGCGTGAAACCGGCAAAGAAGAAACGTGTAAATGACCGTATCAATGCGACCGTCAGGCTTATGGGAGCCGGGCGGTTTTTTCTTACAGACGACTGCGATAGCCTGGAAACAGCATTTTCGGATGCGGTCTGGAACAGGGAGAAACAGGATGATGAGCGGCTGGACGATGGCAGCACGGACATAGACAGCCTGGATGCGTTCGAGTACACCATAGAACGCGACCTGAAGGAACTCATCCAGGAGGTGGAGGATGTTTGATTTTGCAAAACGGATATGGAGAGAGGTGAGGAGATTGTTTGATTATACGACACTGAAAACAGCCCTGGGGCGTGAACTGACGCTGTCACAGTCCATGGTCGAAGCCCTGGAAAGCTGGGGCGGCATGATGGACGGGAAGGCACCGTGGTGCGTGGACCCGGTGGTGTCGCTTCGGATTGAGTCCGGTATCTGCCGCGAATTTGCGGATGCGGTGCTGGTTGAGATGGAAAGCTCCATCCTGAACAATGACCGGCTGGATGCGGCTTACCAGAGGGGGCTGTTAGACCTGAATGAGAACCTGCAGGACGGTCTTGGCTTCGGCTCTTTTATCCTGCGGCCGCTGGGGGCAGACAGGACCGAGTTCGTCACAGCTGATAAGTTCGTGCCGGTCCGCTTCGATGATTCCGGGAAACCGGTCGATGTTGCTTTTCTGACCGTTAATCGGGTGGGGGAATATGACTATTACACGAAAATGGAGCGTCATTACTTCACGAACGGAAACCTGACGATCGAAAACAAGTGCTACCATTCCCTTGACCGGAATCACCTTGGTACACCATGCAGCCTGGATGCGGTGGACGAATGGGCAGACATCAACCAGGGTCCGGTGACCTATCCAGGAATGGACCGCATGGACTTCGGGTACTACCGCAACCCACTCAAAAACCGGATTGACGGTTCATTCTGTGGGGTGTCAATCTTTGACGCTGCTGCCGACCTGATCCGCAAGGCAGACATCCAGGCGGCAAGGCTCGACTGGGAGTATGAATCCGGCGAGCGTGCCGTGCATGTGGATGAACGTGCACTGAAACGCGGAAGCAGGGGCACACGGATGGCACAGCTGAACAAACGCCTGTACCGTGGCCTGAACATCGAGGACGGCAAAGACAAGGAACTGCTGCGGGAATATTCCCCGGCGATGCGGGACGCTTCCTACATTGCCGGCCTTGAGAAGTATTACCGGAACATTGAGTTCACAGTCGGGCTTGCCTACGGCGACCTGTCAGATGTTCAGGAGGTATCCAAGACAGCGACTGAGGTACGCGTCTCGAAAGCACGGAAATACAACCGTGTGACAGCGATCCAGGAGAACCTGAAAGAATGCCTGGAGGATTATGCCGCTGCCCTGGCGTTCTATAACAGCATGTACCATTCCGGTTATGAATTTGCCTGTAAGTTCAACGATTCCATCCTGACGGATGAAGATTCCGAAAGGCAGCAGGATCGCCAGGATGTTTCTATGGGTGTGATGTCTGCGGTTGAATACCGCATGAAGTGGTACAACGAGGATGAGGCGACAGCCAAGAAGAACCTGCCAGTGCAGAATAACGTGATGGAGTGATGCCATGGCGAGCAAGAAGGAGAAACCGGATAAAGAACGGATGGGGCTGGTTGCGGAGAGGATCTGGCGGGATGCAGAGCTGCGTATCATGGAGGATGTTGTCCGCAGGATAAAAAAAGCCGGCGAGATCACATCAACGGCAGACTACCAGATCAACCGCCTGATCGAGATGGGCAGATCCCGGGAGGAAGTCGAGCGAATCATAAAAGAATCATTGGATGCAACCTGGCCGGAAATGTTTGAAATGTATGACAAGGTGGCTGAATGGGAATATGTCCGCAACCAGGAAGTCTATGAGCAGATCACGGACGAGTTTATCGCACCTGAGGATAACGAGTGGCTCATACAGCTGACAGAAGCCATAAGGAAACAGACACAGGACACCATGGTGAACTTGTCCCAGAGCTGCGGATTTTCGGTCATGATGGGCGGCAGGCGTGTATTCACACCATTTGCCGAGTACTACCAGAAATACGTGGATACGGCCATACAGGACGTTGTGACAGGTGCCACGGATTACAACTCTGCCGTCCGCAAAGTCGTCACCCAGATGACGAACAGCGGGCTTCGGGTGGTGGATTACGCTTCCGGCCACACCAACCGGGCAGACGTAGCAGCCCGCAGAGCCGTCCTTACAGGCGTGAACCAGATCACGGCACAGATCAGTGAGCACAACGCAGAAAAACTCGGCACAGACCAGTTTGAAGTGTCCTGGCACCCATGTGCGAGGCCGGATCACCAGACATGGCAGGGCAAGGTGTTCAGCAAGGAAGAACTGCGGACGGTTTGCGGATATGGAAGCGTCACAGGGTTGTGCGGTGCCAACTGTAGACATTCCTTTGACCCATTTATCCCTGGCATTTCCGAACGTCTCTATCCGGATGACTGGCTGGAAGAGCAGAACAAAAGGGAAGCCCAGACAAAAGAATGGAACGGTAAGCAGCTCAATGCCTACGAACAGACCCAGCAGCAGAGGAAGATGGAGACCGCCATGCGTGCCCAGCGTCAGAAGATTCGGCTGTTAGAAGAGGCAGGAGCTGACAAGGACGACATCATGCTGGAAAAAGCAAAGTACCAGGGACAGCTGAACGAGTATAAGCAGTTTAGTAAGAAAATGGGACTTGTGGAACAGCGTGAGAGAATCTATCAGGATGGACTGGGAAGAATTGCTCCCGTAAAAACAACTTACAAATTTCAAAATAAAGCAGAGACATCACAGATGTATCGCCCGATACAGCGGAGCCAAGAGAGTATAGACGTAAAAATCAAAGAGGACTTTGAAGTGAAAACGCGAAAAGTACTATCTTATTCGGGCGATGTATATATTTCTGACAATGCAACGATAAAACCAAGAGCGTTGCATCAAATTAACAAAAATACAGAAGAAGCAATAAAACAATGGGGGATTCCATCAGACAGAAAACCTAAAATTGTGATTGTATCACCGGATGAGATGCCAACAGCGTATGGAAAATATGACGCAATTCAAAATACTGTTTTTTATATTCCACAAATTGCAGATAAAAAGATTGTAGAAAATCAAGGTGATATCGAATATCATGAAATGTGGCATATGAAACAAGCTGAAAATTTCAGAAGTCAGAAGGGAAAAATTACTAAAGAAAACCATAGAGAGTACATACAAAGTGCTTGTAAGGATGCGAAGAAGGTAATTGACAAGGCTGGTATAAGCAAGTACAATGTGAATAAAGTAAGCGAATATGCAGAAAGGATGTATCGCTTAGGTCGCTATGATGAAGTTGAGGCAGAGTATATGACTACATATAGGAGAAAAAGACATGGTAATTAGGGAATATCCAGAAGAAATAAGAAAGCTGATGGAAGTGTATGAACCATATGCTAATCGTATCTATGATGGGAAGCTTGAGAATGCTCCAACAAAAGTGATAGAAGCATTTGAAAAAGTAAAAAAGTGGGCATGGGAACAAGGACAGTAGGTACCACCAGTCGAAAGACAGGTGGTATTTTTGTACCCATTTTTAAGGAGGTGAGAAACATAAAAAGCAAAACTTACGAAGAATTTGTCGAAAAATTCAAACCGAAGAAAACGACAGACGACTGCTATACACCGTCAGAAATATACGAAGCCATAAAGGACTGGGTTTGCAAACGTTACAATATCGATCCTGAGAACGTGATCCGCCCATTCTGGCCGGGCGGCGATTACGAAAAAGACGAGTACCCACCGGGATGTGTGGTGGTGGACAACCCGCCTTTTTCCATCCTGAAAAATATATGTGAATTTTATCTGGAACGGGGCATCCCGTTCTTTTTGTTTGCCCCGTCACTCACGGCATTATCCGGCAAGACTACCTGGGACAGAATGAACCATATTGTGTGCGACTGCACGATCGAATACGAAAACGGTGCAACTGTGAAGACATCGTTTATTACCAGTTTCGAACCGGAAACGGTAGCAGAGACATCACCGGAGCTGACAAAGCTGGTGAATGATACAACAGAAAAGCTGAGGCAGGAAAAGACACGGAAATTGTCAAAGTATGATTATCCGGATCATATCGTTACCGCTGCCATGATGCAGAAAATGGCACGCTACGGCGTGCATTTCAGGGTAAGGCGTGAAGAATGCCAGCATGTGCGAAGCCTGGACGCCCAAAGGGCCATGAAAAAAACGATTTACGGGGCAGGGCTTCTGCTGTCAGACCAGGCGGCAGCCAGGAAGCAGAACGCAGAAAAGCAGGCAGCAGAAAAGCAGGCAGAGGATACCATCTGTTATGAACTTTCAGAACGCGAGAGGGAACTGGTGGAAGAATTAAATAAATCAACACTGTATTAAGAAAGCGAGGATGAAAACATGATTATTACAGGAATGGCACATTTTGAAAGCGTTTGTAAAAAGAAACTGGTTGATTGGTACAACGAGAATGGTTTTGCCGATACACCGGTAACGCCGCCAATTGACTTATCTAACGTATTCGTAGTATGGAGCTGCAAGACTTTACAGAATTACAAATGTCTTGTATCTACTACGGTGAGCGGTGATGGTATCTATGCAGAGTATACATACAACGGTGATAAGCAGGAACTTTACGAAGATGTGTACAAGAAAGTGACAAATACATGCTATACGGAGGAATAAGTGATGAAAAGAAAAATAGCAGCATTGCTGGTACTGATAGCAGTGAGTTGTTTTACAATGACTGGATGCACAGAAGCGGATCAGGTAAGTACAAATATCTCCAAGGAAGCTGATAACTTCAATGTAACGCGAAAACTTACCGTTCTGAATGCACGAACAGATACTATTTTGCTTGAACTGACCGGAACGTTTGCACTGAAAAATAATTCAGACAACGAACTGGAAGTAATTATTGAAACAGCAGAAGGGAAATATCAGAAAGATTATGTATATCTTAATAATTACACCATGTATGTTGTTGAAGATATCTCAGGGGCTGAGGTAGATAAGTATCATTACGAGATTAACTTTCTTCCAGAGTTCGGACTTAAGGTTACACACGATGACTGAACACTACACAGTCACAAAAGACGCGGACAGGCTTGCACCGAACTGGCTGGCGAGCCGGATCAATTACAAGACAATCAAATTATTATACCGGGACATTGACGGACACGCAGAACTGAAGGGGGTGAAGATTGGCGATGAAGTGGCACAGATCGGCGACACGGTACAGTTCAACGGCAGACGGTTATCCGTAGAAAGGCGGTGATCCAGATATCTCCCTTTGAGGCATGGGGTTAGGTGTCTTATTTTTATGCCCTGCCATAAGGCGTAAAACTGGGCGATTACCCGGCCGGAGGTCTACCCGGCTATATCCCACACCGCTGAAAGAGCGGTCAATAAAACATTTCAGGAGGAACGAAGCAATGAAAAATATCTATGAGATTCTGAAAGATTACGGTCTGGAGATCCCGGAAGAGAAAAAGGCAGACTTTGACAAGTCATGGAAGGAAAATTACCGCACCAAAAACGAGTACGACAAGGCAGTGAACCAGCGTGACGAGTACAAGACTTCACTGGATACGGTAAACGAGAAGCTCAAGGAGTTTGACGGCGTGGATGTCGCAGACCTCAAAGGGCAGATCACAAAGCTCCAGGACGATCTGAAAACGCAGAAAGAGACGTATGACGCAAAGGAAGCGGAACGTCTGTTTACGGATTCCGTCAAATCTGCAATCAAGGAAGCAGGAGGAAGAAACGCAAAGGCGGTCATGGCACTGCTTGACATGGATGCCCTGAGGGAATCCAAAGACCAGAGTGCAGACATCAAGAAAGCACTGGATGCTGCAAAAGAGTCTGACGCTTATCTGTTTGGAACAGATGAACCTTTCAAGAATCCGGTCGGACCGTCCGGCGGAAACGGCGGGACGGACTCGGCGCTTGCTGCCATGAGGGCAGCGGCAGGATTACCACCTGCGGAAAGCAAATAGAAAAGGAGAGATGAAACATGGCAAACGCAATTGAATTAGCAAAAAATTATTTGGATATCATTGACGAGGTGTACAAAAGTGCATCTGTGACCGCAGATCTGACCAGTGATCCGAGCATGATGCGTGCCGGAGCAAATGTAAGCGAAATCTTATACCCACAGATCGAGGTCGGAGGACTGGGAAATTACGACCGCAATTCCGGTTATACTTCTGCGGCTGTATCACTGAAATGGGCAACCGCACGCTTCAATTATGACCGTGGTGCCAAACTGGAAGTAGATACGATGGACAACCAGGAGTCCATGAACCTGGCATTTACGAGAGCGGGAGCAGAGCTGCAGAGGACCAGGGTAGCACCGGAGGCAGATGCATTTACTTTTGCGACCATCTGCGGATTTGACGGCATCACAAAGAAAGCGGAGAACCTGGCGGATGCAGAAGCATTCCTGAAAGCCCTGATCGAGGCAAAGAACGTGATGGATGAGGACGAAGTGCCGGAAGAGGGCAGGATTCTGTATGCGACCCCGACGCTGATGAACGGGGTAATGGCACTGGACACAACGAAGTCCCGTGAGATCCTGAATGCATTCAACATCAAGAAGAAAGTGCCGCAGTCCAGATTCTATACCGCGATCCATCTGCTGGACGGAAAGAGCGAGGGCGAGGAAGCCGGCCATTACAAGAGAGGCACGGCAGTCTACGAAAAGACGAAGGATTCTTCGGTGGTATCCGGGAAAACCTACTACACACAGAGCGGCAGCAGCTATGAAGCAGTCAAAAGCCCGGCAGCGGGAAGCATTTCCACCTACTACGAAAAAATTTCGGAAGAAGGCAAGGACATCAACTTCATGATCATCCATAAACCGGCGATCATCAAATTTGATAAGCACATCGCAAGCGACATCATCCCGGCAAGCCTGAACGCGAATGCAGACGGCGATATCCTGAAATACCGCAAGTATGGCCTGGTGGATTACTACCGCAACAAAGCGGCCGGCTTCTACGTGTCACACAAAGCCTGAGAGGACGGGCTTATGACACAGTATACCGATTATACATTCTACAAAGAGCAGTATGGCGGTGAGCTGACGGAAGGACAGTTCCGCAGGGTGATCGTGCCGGTGTCGGCCCACATCCGGCGGATCACGTTCGACCGTGCAGACAGATCCATGGAAGAAGTGCAGCATGCCGCCTGTGCGTGCTGTGACCTTCTGTACGCAGACCAGGCAGCAAAGGCAGAACACCAGGGCAGGGAGGTCGCATCAGAAAACACAGACGGCTATTCTGTTTCGTATGTACAGGAACAGGGCGGCAAAACCGCCCAGGAGATACTGGCGGGCAAGATCTACCAGACGGCGGCGTTGTACCTGGAACCGACCGGCCTGTTGAATATGGGGGTGTATGACGATGCTGACCAACACTGACGCAACGCTCTACCACCGCAGTTACAATCCGGCAACCCGTCTGGATGAGTGGGGGAGTACGTACATCCCGGCACTCTGGTGGTACGAGGCAGAACAGTCCAGCGTCACCACGGAAGGCAGGAAGACCGCCGATACTTTCATGGTCCGCATCCCGGATATGACAGTCCAGATTGCGAAAGATGATTACCTGGTAAGAGGGCAGTGCAGCGTGCAGATGAAGACAGCGAAAGATCTGACCGGTACGGAGCATTTCAAAGTGTCGGCGGCAAACTACAACCGGTACGGAGGCAATCCGCACATCAAGGTGACAGGGGGTGCATGATGGCAGAGACCAGGAAAACGTTTCAGATCCGGCAGCCGCAGAACGTCCGCTACAGTGGTCATGGAAGCGGTGGAATGTTCACGGCAAGGATGGAATGGGATGCCTCCCTTGCGGCAAGGCTGAATGGCAACCTTGCAGAAGCACAAAAGTATGTGGATACGACGTGCATAACCCGTATGAAACCGGAAACGCCGTTCCGAATCGGTGTACTGAGAGAGGCGGCAAAACGTGATACGGTCACCGGTTCCGGTCTGATCGTCCAGTCCACACCGTATGCCAGAAGGCAGTACTACGAACACAAAAAGCAGTCCAAATGGTTCGAACGCATGAAGAACCGGCACAAGGACAGCATCCAGAAGGAGGCGGGTAAAATTGCATGCGGAAAGTAGCATCATCGAGAGCATCCGCACATTCTTCCTGACCTGTCCGTTTTTACATGACGGCCGGGTCAACGTGGATTACCTGGGCGAGGAGATGAGTTACTCCATCGACCCGCTCCCGTGTGATCCGGTGGTCCAGAAATATGTGGATGGCGGGAAAAAGAAGCAGTACCAGTTCGCCATCTGTTCCAAGGAAGTCTATGACGAGGACGCCAGGGTGAATATCGAGAACAGCGGCTTCTACCAGGGGCTTCAGGAGTGGCTGGAAGAGTCCTCGGACAATGGGGAACTTCCGGAACTGGCAAACGAAAAACAACATACAATAGCAATCGAAACCTTAAACAGCGGTTACCTGTACGATGCCGAAGCTAATCTTGCTACGTATCGTATCGAGTGCCGCTTAATTTATGAACAGGAGGCTTAAATTATGACAGGAAAAAATAATAAAACGAAATTAGTCAAGAGAACCGGCAGGGTGTCCTTCTACGGCGTACCGGCCAACGATGGGGCAGAGCCAACAGAATTTACCCGTATGGAGAAGTTCACGACACTTTCAGAGTCCAAGAACCCGACCACCTATGAACGCCAGTACGTGGACAAGGATTCCAGCGACAGCGACGTGACCGGTTACGGCACCTCATGGTCCTATAACTTCGACATGCACGAGAATAACCCGATCCTGATGGACATCGCATCCGTGCACGATGACGAGCTGACCGGGGAGACCAGGAACATCGTGGTCGTGGACTTCTTCGACAAGGGCGAAGCGACCAAAGAGGATGAATTCGTGGCAAGAAAACGTGAGTTCTCCATCCTCCCGGATGCATCCGGTGACGGAACCGATGCACTGCAGTATTCCGGGTCGTTCGGCGTGAAGTCCGAACCGGTCAAGGGCTATGCCAAGGTTGCGGCAGACGGCAAGAGCTGCACGTTCCTGGATACACCGACCGTCTGATGATCCATGAACCCATTGTATGAACCACTGCCGAAGAAAGTAGAGGTCGGGGGGATCCCCTACCCGGTCAAGACGGACTTCCGGGCAGTGCTGAAGCTGATCGGGGAAGTGAAGCAGGCAGGGGAGCCGGGCAGCCGGCTCTTCCTGATCCTGCGGTTATACAAAAAAGAGATTCCGCCGGACATCCAGGGGGCCGTCCAGGCAGTCACGGATTTCATTGCCGGCATCCGGTCAGCAGAAAAGGAAAAAGAGCGTGAAGGCAGTGGAAAGCAGACGTTCAGCTATGAGAAGGATGCATCGTATATCGTCAGCGATTTCCAGAACTATTACGGCATTGACCTTCTAGCCTGTAAATATCTGCACTGGCAGAAGTTCCAGATGCTGCTGGAAGGCCTGCCGGATGATTCCGGCACGAAAACCCGCATCGGTTACCGCTCGATTGATGCCGGAAAGATCAGGGACAGGCAGGAACGCCAGCGGATCCAGAAGATCCAGCGGGCAATATCCCTGGAAGATGAGCGGGATGAGGAGCAGATCGGTGATCTGTTCGCGGCTGCGATGTGGGGAGACTGATAAGATGGGAGGCAGGAAATGGCAGACGGAACATTAAGATTTGACACTGAGATTGACGAGAGTGGATTTCAGAAAGGCTTAAAGCGGATTGAGCAGGCGGCGAAAGGTGCAACACAGCAGACTGCCTCCGATGCACAGGACGCGGCAAAACAGGCAGAGCAGGCCGTTTCCCAGGCGGCAGATGAAGCAGGGAAAGACGCAGAAAAAGCGGCGAAGCAAGTAGTTAATACGCTGGAAGAGATACAGGATGCGGCAGAAGACGCGGCGGATGCGATTACAGATGCGGCAGAAGATGCCGGGCAGGATGCTGCAGAGTCCGTCCAGGACGCTGTGGATAATATTGTGGAATCTGTGGAAGAAGCAGGCGAGAGTGCAGCGGAAGCAGTAGAGGATGCCATGTCGGATGTTGCGGACAGCGTTTCGGATGCGGCAAAAGACGTCGGAGACAGTGCCTCTGACATAGGCGACAGCATCGGGGACGGGTTCGAGGAAGGGACAGACCAGGCAAGTACAGCCATTGATGCCCTTGCACAGGCCCTGGTAGCTGCCGGGGTGACTGCATCCGTCAAGGCGATCACGGACGCACTCATGGGCTGCACGCAGGCAAGCATGGAGTTCGAAACGGCGATGGCCAAGGTCGGCACGATTGCAGATGAGTCGCAGAAGCCGCTCGGTGATATGAGGAACGAGATCCTGGCATTGTCCAGTGAAACCGGCAAGAGTGTCGGGGAACTGGCAGAAGCGACCTACCAGGCCATTTCAGCATCGGTAGCGACCGAGAGTGCAGTTGATTTTGTCGGCACAGCGAATAAGTTGGCTGTTGGTGGATTTTCCGACACCACGACCGCCGTGGACATCCTGACGACCGCCATCAATGCCTATGGCATGTCGGCGGATGATGCTTCGAAGATCTCAGACGTTCTGATCACAACGCAGAACTTAGGAAAAACATCCGTTGCACAGTTAGGTGCCAGCATGGGCATGGTCATCCCACTGGCGGCGGCGTACAACATGAACCTGGAAGACCTGGCAGCCAGCTACGCATTGCTGACCGCCAACGGTACGCAGACCGCACAGGCAACGACCTACGTCAAGGCGGCACTGGATGAGCTTGGAAGCACAAGTTCCGTTGTTGGATCAACGCTCAAGAAGCAGACCGGCAAGACTTTCGCGGAATTGATGGCAGAGGGCAATTCACTTGGAGATGTGCTGCAGGTACTGGCCGACAGTGTGGACGGTGACACGACCGCGTTCAACAACATGTGGTCGAGTTCCGAGGCCGGTGTTGGTATGTTATCCATCCTGAACAGTGGAACATCCAAATACAACAGTCTGGTGCAGTCCATGGAAGGAAGCACCGGGGCGGCTACAGCGGCGTTCGATAAGATGTCGGCAACCGGAGAATTTGCCCAGCAGCGTTTCCAGAACGCCATCGAGAACCTGAAGATAGCGATCGGTGATGAGCTTGCACCGGTGCTGATGGAACTCCAGCAGAGCGGGGCAGATGCGATGGAATGGGCAACGGAGTTCGTCAAGGAACACCCGGAAGTAGTGGCGGCAGTCACGGCACTGGCGGCAGCCCTTGCAGTACTGGCAGCAGCACTGGTCGGGTTGTTGGTCGTTCAACAGGTTACAACAGCATTTACGAAGTTTTCAGCGGCACTCCTTGCGAATCCAGTCGGTGCGGTGGCAGTAGCCCTTACAGCCCTTACAGCGGCAGCCGTGGCATTCGGGGCGGTCATGAAAGACCGGACATCGGAGTCAGTAAAGAACCGGAAGGCGATCGAACAGTGCAAAGATTCCTACGATGAGCTGAAAGACAGCATGGAAGAGCATGCGAAAGAGAGAAAAGAAAACATCAAAAGTGCGAAAACAGAAGCGGCTACCTACCAGAACCTTGCGGACAAACTCTACGAGCTGGCGGATAAAACAAATAAAACAGCCTCAGACAAAGCACAGATGAACACGATCGTCGACCAGCTCAACGGGGCCATGCCGGAGCTTGGACTTTCCATTGATGAAACAACCGGGGCACTGAACAGGGAGAAATCCGCAGTGGATGCCGTGATCGATTCTATGAAGCAGCAGGCACTTGCAAATGCTTATCAGGAACAGGCAAACAAGGCGGCTTCTGATCTGGCAGAGGCACAGATCCAGCTGTCAGAAGCGGAAGAAGTGCTCAACGACCTGCGGTCACAGGCAGTAAAGAAGATTGACGAACATAACGCTGCGGTACAGGACGGCACGGAATCCGTGCAGGAAATGGCGAGCAGTTACGCAGCAGCCGGTGAACCGGTTGACAAATATGCATTGCAGCTGAACGCCCTGAACGGCCAGATAAAAGAACAGGAAGAAGTCGTTGCCGGCTTACAGGGAACAACTTCGGAAGCAGACGAAAGATACAACAAAATAGCGGAGAAAGCTTACGAGTATAAAATCGCTGTTGAAGAATCAAACCAGGGCGTATCAGACTCCGCAACAGAAATGTCTGACGAGGTCAAACAAGCCTACGAGGACATGAAAACGTCCATCCAGAACAGTCTGGCGGGTGCAACGGATGCGTTCAAGAAGTTTTCCGGAGGCGAAGAGATCGACAAAGGCAAGATCATAGAGAATCTGGAAAGTCAGGCCAAAGGAGTAGAAGAGTGGGGACAAAACCTGAAAGCTCTTGCAGGTCGGGCAGGGGAGGGGATGACCAAAGAACTATATGATTACCTGGTCAAATTAGGACCCCAGAGTGCAAATCTGGTCAAATCCTTCATCCAGATGACAAGTGATGAATTACAAGATGCAGCAACGGCGTTTTCACAGGCTGGTGGTGAACTTTCAGAAGGCATTACGAGTGAACTGGCCACTGCATCTGCGAACTGGGAGAATGCAGGGCAGGAAATTGCCCAGAAGGCTGGCGAAGCCGGAGAGAAGAGCGGCAAAGAGCACACGGAAAAAGCAAAAAGCGGGATCGAATCCGGCCAGAAGGAAGTCACGGAGGCGGCCAAGAAAGGCGGAGAGGAAGCCGGAAAAGAGTCGCAGAAAGCAACCGCGGACGGAATCCAGCAGAATTCCGGGCAGGTGTCACAGGCGGCTGGGAATTCCATGAAAAAAGCAGCAGACACGGCAAGGACTTACCGAAGTTCTTTTGAAAGTGTTGGTCAGAGCATGTCAGAAGGTGTTGCAGTTGGAATCAACAGGGGATCACCTTTCATACAGAATGCGGTAAACGGTGTTCTTCAATCAGCTGTAAACGAGGCAGAAAAAAAGATAAAAAAGAACAGCCCGTCTCATGTATGGCGTGATGAAATCGGACTTAGCATGGCCGAGGGTGTCGCAGTCGGAATTGAACGCGGTGAAAAAATAGTAAATGACAGTGTTGGATCTATGGCGGACTCATCACTGGAAACCGCAAAGGATACACTTGGCATCCATTCCCCGTCCAAGGTTTTCAAGGACGAGATCGGTAAACACATCGTCGGAGGTGTGATCAAGGGCATTGAAGCCGAAGTCCCGAAGCTGAAAAAGACCATGAAAAAGATGTCCGAGGAAGCTGTCAAGGCAGCCGGTGAAGTGGATGCGGCAAAGGGCGGTTATTCCGATGCGGCGTCTGCGATCATGGAATCCATCACCAGCGGGCTTGACAAGCGTCAGGAACTCCTGGTTTCCAAGCTGGATAACAAGATTGACGGCTATGTGGATAAGGTTGTAAAAAAATACGAAAAACTGGCCGAAGACAAGAAAACAGAGGCGGGCAACACCACGGATGCAACGCAGAAGAAAAAGCTCCAGGAAGAAGCAAAAAAGTTCCGGAAGAACGCCAAAAAGATCAAGAACTATGCCAACAAATACACATCAACGTTCATGGATGCCCTGAAAGAAGGGACAGAGAAAGCTTACAGTAAGATCGAAGACGACTTAGACAAGAAGCTGGATGAGATCGCAGACAAGTACCAGAAAGCTTACGACAAGATCATCTCATTTCGGGACGACATGAAAAAGAAGATGTCAGAGCCGGCCAATATGTACGACCTGGACACCCAGCTGACACAAGTCGAGCGGTATCAGGAAGGTCTGAAAAAGCTCAAGGACAAGATACCGGAAAGCCTGATGGACCAGATCCTTGGCATGGACCTGAACGAGGCAGACAACTTCGTGGAGCACCTGAATGCGATGTCGGAAGAGGAGCTGGAGGCGTACAAGAAGAAATGGGAACAGCTGCAGAGTTCGTCCGAAACCTTTTCGAAAGATTTCTTCGAACAGCGTCTGACAGATGTAAAAGCCGGATGGACGAAAGAAGTGGAAGAGGCAGCCAAAACCGCACAGGAAGCAGCCGAAGAAGCCGGAAAGAAGATCGCCAAGAGCCTGATCAAGAGTCTGAATGGCGAAAAAGAAACGCTGAAAAAATCCATGCAGGGCATTGCAAAGGATATGATCGAAGCGTTTAAAAAAGCGTTTGGGCTTGGAAAAGACGGCAAAAAAGCAGAAGGCAGCAAAACGACAGCAGAGGCAAAGGGCACTGGAACTGCAGCTTCGGGCAAGACATCAGCAAAGAAAAAGAAAACGACTGCCAAAAACAAAAAGGAAGAAAAAGAATGGCAGGTATACCGGGAAACAAAAGAATATGAAAAAGCCAGGAAGAAAATCGAGCAGGGCACCCAGGCGGAAATGCAGGCAGTCATGGCAGAAGTGGAAAGGATGCAGAACACAATTGCAAGCCTGGAATCCATGGGTGCAAGCCCGACGGTCAACGTGTCATCGCCACAGATCAGCCTGGCAAATAATCAGCCGGTGCAGTTACAGGCTGAGATCCATACCACGGTCGACCTGGATGGAAGGACGGTGGGCAAGGCGGTCACACCCTACGTCAATGAAAACATGAACACAATACGGAACCGGCAGAGGAGGGGAAGCTGATGGATGTACAGATCGGAAAGTATAAAATGGGCGATTTTGGGCTGAAACTGCTGGGTGTGGACCTTGGTACGCCGTCCGTCCGGAAAAGTACCGTGACCATCCCCGGTAGGAACGGTGCACTGGACTTGACGGAAGCCATTACCGGTTTCCCAGTGTACGACAATGCAACACATAAGCTGACGTTCGACTTCAAAGACGGGACTTACAGCACCTGGCTGTCAAAAGCCAGTGACATCCGCGGGAAACTGCACGGCAGGCGGCTCCCGGTCATCTTCGGGGATGACGGCTATTATTACGATGCCAGGGTAAGCGTGGACAGCAGCAAGCTCAACCAGCATTACAGTCAGATCGTGGTCACACTGGATGCAGAGCCGTACAAGCTGGCACGGAAAACGTCACTGGATGACTGGGAATGGGACAGATTCAATTTTGAAACGGATATCATCAGAGACTATAAAAACATCCCGGTACCGGGTGAAATCACGGTCGTAGGGGATGTGATGCCGACGGGGTGTGTTTTTGAAGCTTCGGCGGCGGTCACAGTGACATATGACGGAAAAAGCTACCAGATCCCAAAAGGGCACAGTACGGTGCCTGATATCCTGATCACAGAGGGCATCCATACCATGCAGTTTAAAGGGGATGGCGGCACGGTTTCCGTAGAATACAGAGGGGGCAGGTTCTAATGTATAAGATCACGCTGGATGGTTCCTACCTGTACCATCCGTGGATAAGAGGCCGCTGCATTACGGAAGGGGCACTGACTCAGGAAGTCAACAAAAACGGCTCCTGTGATGTTTCGATCGTCCTGGACCATCCGCTTGCGGCATCCGTCCTGCGGCGAAAGTCCATGCTGGAAGTAATCCGGTTCGGCCTGACGGGCAGTGAGAAGACGATCTACCGGGGCGTTGTGATGAACACCGTCGAAGACAGGGATCTTGAGATGGAGATCCAGACAGAAGGCGACCTAGTATTTTTTCAGGACAGCATCATCCGTCCATTCCACAAGACCGGCACGGATGTACCGGGAAAGACAACGCCAGGAAATTATTTCAAGTGGCTGGTTAAGAAGCACAACGAACAGGTGGATGATTTCAAGCAGTTCCTGATCGGTCAGGTGACTATTACCGGGGAAGCGGCAGATCGGGAGCGGAACGGTTACAGCACCACGAGGGACATAATGGATGAACTCGTCGCAGAAAGCGGCGGGTATATCCGAACACGAACCGTCGGCGGTGTGCACTATATTGATTACCTGGCAGAATATGAACAGGCAGGCGGCCAGGATATCCGGCAGGGGCAGAACATAATTGATGTTACCAAGAACGTCAAGACGGATGATCTTGCAACGCGTCTGATCCCGCTCGGGTCATCGACATCAAACAACGAATGGCCGGTCACAATCGCAGGCGTGAACGATGGCAAGGACTACCTGGAAGACGCAGCAGCCGCCAAAGAATACGGCATCATCACGAAGACCGTGGAGTTTTCCGAAATACAGGACCCCACGAAGCTGAAAGAAGAAGGCGAAAAGGCATTTAAGAAGATCAACGGGGTAAATCTGGTGACAGAATTATCTGCAATCGACCTGTCGGATGCCGGTTATGATGTGGATATGCTGCGGATCGGTGAAAAGGTTTTTTGTGCAGCACCCACGTACAACATACAGCAGCAGCTGCAGATCACCAAGAAAGTGACAGACCTGTTAAAACCGGCAAACAGCAAGGTCACGCTTGGCGGTACGGCATTAACATACACACAGCAACAGCTGCAGGCATGGCAGGGGCGTACGGGATATGCCACATCGGCGGCGATCACGAAGGCACAGATTGACAAGATCTGTATATAAAACAGGGAAGGAGGTGGTAACGTGGCATCACTGGATGAAGAAGGGCTGACATACCTGTGGGAAAAGATCAAGTCCGCACTGTCTGGGAAAGTAGACAGGGTAAGCGGCAAAGGACTGTCTGCGAACGATTACACGACAACAGAGAAGAACAAACTGAAAGGAATCGAAGCCGGTGCGAACAAATATGTGCATCCGATCCATACAGCAAAAACGAGCGGACTGTACAAAATAACAGTGGATGAAACCGGACACATATCAGGGGCAGTGCAGGCCACAAAAGAAGATATTGAAGACCTGGGGATATCCGGAGCAATGTCCCCAATAGTATCAAAAGCATTATTCCAGAGGATAGAGGCAGCAGGAAAATGGTATTACGGCAGCGACAGTAACCTGCAGAAATACAGTGAGATACGGCTGTGGGTTGAAATTGCTGACGGTTGGAAAGGCTGGGTGGTATTGACGGCAGACGATCCCGCCGAGACGGTCATCACGGTATACCTGACTGCTGCATATAACGCACGGATCCACCTGAAATGGGATACAGGTGCGAACGAAGTAGGCATCTATGTAAGGAATATCGGGAGCGGCTGGAATGCCGCACAGGTATCTGTAGGGCGTATGGAATATATAAGGTAAGGAGTATGAGGATGACAGATATAACAGAAATTTTAAAGAAAATTCTGACGTCAGTCTATGGAAAGGATATGCGTCAGGCCATCCATGATGGGATTAAGGCATGCAAGGATGCTGTGGACGCGGGACTGGGTGAGCTGAAGACGACAGATATAGTTTTTGAGACGGAAGAAGGTTATTATTGGGATGTGTTAACATGGAGCGTAAACGGACAGGCAAAAAGGAGTATCCATAAAAAACAGGTTGATGAAGAAATAAACACATATCTACAGAATGTTGTATTACCGGTTTCCCCGGGAGAAAAATATAGAATAGAATGTGCAAAATTTAAGCCGGGACAACCGGGTGCAAATGTCATCAACTATCCAATTATTGCAGTAGAACAGGCAGATCGCGAAAGTGCATCTGGATATTGCGGGTCAATGTCAAAGGCGACAGACGGGATAGCGATATATGACTATGTAGTTCCTGAGAATGCGAATTACCTTATTGTCAGCCATGTTCAGCAGCCTTCCAGTATGGATATAGTTTTTAGCATTACGCAATTATTCGACACAGCAAAAGAATATATCCAAAATATCGCAGGTGCACCAGAAGAATATCAGAAAAAGTTGGATAATGCGGTAAAAGAGTATGACAAGAAGCTGAATGATGCCTTGACAGAATATGATAACCGGCTGAGCATCGGAATCCAGACCCAGCAGACGGTGGACTTCCAGGCAGAACAGGGAAGCTACTGGTACGTGAATTCAAATAGGACAATAACAAAATACGGGCCAGACAGCCAGTATATGTTCTATGCAAGTACAGTAATTCCGGTAACTGAGGGCGAGGTGTACGAGGTACATTGTGCAAAATCTGCTGACAGTTATTATGTTCCGGGGCCAGTCATAGCTGTCAGCAATGCAACGAATTCGGAGGCAGATGGTGTTATCGCCATATTTGAAAATCCGACAGATGGAAGTAATCAGTATGTGCTTACGGTTCCGACAGGGGCGAAATTCCTGCTGATCAACCATGTAGTGAAATCTTATTCGGGAATCGATATGGAAATCTATAAAAGAAACAGCCTGGAAGATCTGGTAATGGGCACTGTTAAAGATATGTTTTCAGCCACCGCCGCCCACAACACAATCTACCGAGGGAAATATCTGGGTGATACAGTCACTGCCGAGCAGGCAGCAGCCATTGCAGACGGCAGCTTCGAAGACCTGTTCATCGGTGATTACTGGACGATGGGCGGTGTAAACTACCGGATCGCCGATTTTGATTACTGGTACCGCACCGGATTCCCAGAAGCGATCAGGGTGGAAAAACACCACGCAGTCATCGTACCGGATACCGCCATTGCCACGGGACAGATGAACGGGGGCAATACCACATCGGGCGGCTACCGGGCTTCGCTTATGAAATCCAAAATGAACGATACCACATCGGCACTGCCGCAGGGAATGCGTTCAAGGTTGCTGGTGCATAATGCATTGCTGGATGGTACGTGGACGGAGACATCCGTTGACCTGATGAACGAGATCATGGTGTATGGGTGCTACATACTAGCTGACAACAGCAACAAGCAGACATCAGAGAACCGTCAGCTCAGCCTGTTCCGGATGAGTCCGCAGGCACGGTATGCCGGTGATAATTACTGGCTCCGGAATTATGCCAACGCAACAGAGTTCACGCTGGTATCTTATTATGGGGACGCCAGCAAGGATGTGGCAACCAGCACCTACGGCATCCGGCCGGTATTTGCAATCACAGGGGACTAGAAAAAGAAGAATCAAAATGGCATTACAGAAAAAAATCCAGAATTTGAAGGAGCAGAAAATATTTGACGAAATATATTGAAATCAGAGCAGGACCGTAGAGGTCCATTTTTATTGCAATTTTGTAACCATGAACGAAAAGAAGCCCTGTGTTGAGCGATGGCATTGCCCACAAGACTTCTTAGATTGTTTCTTGGTTAGATATATATTAACACATCTGACCAAGAAAGGAAAGACTGACGAGGATGAAAAAAGAAATGTTATGTACAGGTATTGGAGCAGTCGGTGGGGCGATTGCTTCTTTTTTTGGCGGCTGGGATCAGGCATTGATGACGCTGATCATTTTTATGGCGATCGATTACATCTCCGGTCTGATCGTTGCCGGGGTATTCCATAACAGCAAGAAGACGGAATCCGGAACACTGGAAAGCCGGACAGGCTGGAAAGGTCTGTGCAGGAAATGTATGACGCTGCTGTTTGTTCTGGTGGCGTACCGGCTGGATCTGGCAATCGGTGTGGATTACATCCGTGATGCGGTGATCATCGGGTTTATTGCCAACGAACTGATCAGCATCGTAGAGAATGCCGGACTGATGGGCATACCGCTGCCGGCAGTAATCGCCAATGCGATCGACATACTGACACAGAAAGCAGAGAAAAAAGGGGACGCATGAGCGTCCTCTGAGAAAGGCAGGTAAAACTATGAGCTACAAAATCACAAACGCCATATCATCATCCAGAGTCCCGGCATGGGGAAATCAGAAAAAGTACATTGGAGTGCATTATCTGGGCGTGGTCGGCCAGGCACATGACCTGTCGTCCGATGGGTGTGGTGCACATTTCTACATCTACTGGGATGGCACCATCTACCAGCGTTGCAGTCTGGATGCCGTGCCGTGGGCGGTTGGCACGGCTGGTTATTACAAACAGAAGCACCCGGAAGCCAACAACTATAACACGATCAGCATCGAGATGTGCTGCAAGTGTGACGGCAATGCCGCAAGTGCGAATGATCCAACATGGTATTTCACGCAGGAAACTCAGGAGGCGTGTGTTTGGCTGGTCAAGCAGCTGATGGGGCAGCTTGGAATCGCTGCAGACCATGTCCTTCGGCATTATGATATTGTCAACAAGGTATGCCCGGCACCGTATGTACACAATAACAACTATAAAACCAGCTGGAGATGGGACGAGTTCAAGAAAAAAATTGCCGGATCAGGCGACATTCTCCCAGCCACCAGCAAACCATGGTACCGTGTCCGCAAGACCTGGAAGAATGAAAAAAGCCAGCTCGGGGCGTTCCATACACTGAAGAAGGCAAAGCAGTGTGCAAATCAGCACGCCGGTTATCATGTTTACAACGATGCCGGTAAAAAGGTATATACATCAGCCAAACTCCCATACAATGTGCGGCCGAAAACCGCAAATGTTCCAATCAGGACAGGAGCGGCCAAAACATACAGTGCTGCCAGAACGTTTTTGCAGCCAGGTAAGTACGTGATCACCGAGGAAAAGAACGGATTCGGCAAGCTGAAAAGCGGTGCAGGATGGGTATACTTGAAGAAAGTGGAGAGGGTATAAGAAATTAAAATTCGTGTTGCATTTCGTGTTGCATAGTTTTATATTATTGTGAAAAACGTGTCTTTTAGTACAACTTACTTACATATAAAATGCAGTGTTTTCAAGGCTTTACAGAAAAGCTGATAAACACTGCATTTGTAAAAACTGTATTTGCGGGGTTCGATTCCCCTCAGGTCCATCCTGAAAAGCTCGATTTTATCGGGCTTTTTTCTTTTCGTGTTGCATTTCGTGTTGCATAAATGCTAAAAATTCTATTTTGCTCTGTTCAGAATCCTCTTTTTCGTACAGAAGAAGCCAGGCTTTATATTTCTTCTGGTCAATATCTACAGGATCATTTTCGAGTAAATTTTCAAAGTATCTGTCGATTGTATCATCTGCTTTGATACGACCATCTGAAAAGGTATGTGTATAGATTTGTTTCATAACCTTGTCTGTTTTCCAGCCGCCACGTTCCATGGCATATTTATCCGGGATGTTCAGCATATGCATGATAGATGCATTTTCATGTCGCAGATCGTGAAATGTCATGTGCGGGAGATGATTCTTTTTCAGAAGCATTGACCACTTCATATAGATAGCATGACCGCTTTGAGCGATGAGATAATCGTCTGGATCACCTTTTGGTATCAATTCCATTATGTATGGAGGGATGCGGTGTTTTCGCAGACGTTTGGCTGCTTTTCCAGATTCTTTCACAGAAGCCTCGCCATTAATGTCTACCACCACCCGGTCAATTCGCAGATAGCCGTCTTCAATGTCTTTATATTTGATTCCTCGAATTTCACTCATGGAAAAACTCAACCACATGGCAAGTAAGCACGGGAGTTCAATATCTGTTCCTTTTATGATCTCCAGAATTGTTTGTGGTGGGATCAATTCTTTCACCTTTTGGGGCACAGTTGGAAGCTTTACGCAATAAGATGCGTCTGGCATACAGGAATGGATGGCAGCGGAAATAAAGCCGTAGGTATTTTTTACTGTTTTTGGAGATATAGGCTTCGGGTTTTTCTTGTTTCTTTTTGACAGACGCTTGCAGTCGCGATTAACAGCATCTTGCAGATCATCAGATGTTATATCACGCAGTCGGGTGTCAAAAAGTGGTTTGTAAGAATCGTATTGATCTTTGCGGTAGCCCTGCATCGTAGTGCCGGATAATGCACTGTCAGATTTCTCAATATAACGCTCGATCGCTTCCGATAGTGTAATATTTATAGTGCTTTGCTTATCCTTACGTTTAGTGAGAAGAAACTGGTTAGCTGCCAATTCTGCTTCGTGCTTCCCTCTTTTGGTCGGATCATCGGAAGTGAAAGATTCATAGATCCGCTTATTTTTCCAGATTCCGGATTTTTCATCGAATATCTTTTCGGTATGGCTATATGCAAGACACCGCCATGAACCTGACGGTAATTTTTTTGCTGTTGGCATAATATCATCCTCCTGTTCGTAAAATGGGTATAAAAATACACCTATACAGGTGCTGGAGGATTGTGGTATAATCATCTTGCTTAAGGGTGATTGTACTGGTCCTCAGACCTGTATAGATTCACTGATCCGCTTCGGTGCTGGTAACACTGGGGCGGATTTTTTTGTTTAATTGTTTTTAGATACTATCAAAATAAGTTTTGATTTTTTCAATGCAATCGTTTTTACAATTTCCATACATACGCTCAAGACTTGCACAAGAAGAAATTAATTGTACTAAATCAGCTTGTATGAAATCGTGATTTTCTTCGAATAGGTTTTTTGTATAAGTTAATATTTCAGTAGCAGAATTCATGCAGCATACAGACTCCATATATTCTTCTAACTGTAATTTGTAGTTAGAAAAAATATTGTCATTGCTGTTTTCAAGAATATCCTCTTGCTCGATATCCAGAAGACTATTATTGTCGGAAGCTGTTATGACTGTGTTGTCGGATATGTATTTTTTAATAACTACCTTTGCATATTTAATCAACGGAAGTATATTAAGTTCCAAACTGCAAGGAACAGGTGTACTGATGGAAGTAGCAAAGTTTTGTGCAACATCAAAATGTGAAAAACCTGTGTAATGTACTGGGTGTAATTCATCGAAGATATCAACAAGAAAGATATCAGCGAGAAGACCAGTAATATTTTCAGATGATTTTCCGAATAATGTTGCAGTAATTGTAGATTTTTCAGTATCTGGCAATATCGTCAAGGACGATACCCTAAATTCCAAATCAGGGTTATAATTGATAACATTTATTTTTACAGGAACGGCAGGTTCTTTCAAAGTGCTCTTTATTGTTACAGCAGTGCCGTTTGCGATTACGCCCATAATATCATGATCATCAGTGGCATAATCGATATCGAGTCCGATAATTGCATTGGCACCCATTTGATTTGCGTTGCTGATTAAAAGGTCGAGAGCATTTTTTTGAGCCGCTTCAAGTTTTTCAGAGTACGAAGATAAAAGAATAAAGTCAGAAAGAAACTTTGTATTTAAAGCGTATTCTCCTGAACAAAATCCTAAATAATCTGTAATTTCATAATTTTCAAAATTAAAACCGGATGTCAGTTTCATGGCTTGCTCTCCTTTATCTTTTTTAAGTCGTAACGCGGACCTTTGCGAATATCCAAAGTGTAAGGGTCAGGCATTTCATAGTCACCCCAGCATGTACGAAGGATTTCTTTAGGCGGTGTGATTTTTGCAGGTTCCAGCAACAGGAATTCTTGCTGTGAGGGCTGACGTCCGGCTTTCTTTATCATACGTGTTAATCGTCCTTTCATGCCGGCTTTTGTGTCATCGACTGTTACATTCATGGTTAATGCTTCTACACACACGGCAGCAGCGTTTTCGTAAAGCCCCTGTTTTTCATAAATCATAGCCAGACGTTTATAGGCAGGAACACACGGAGGAGAGTCTTGCTTATATTTTTCACTGATTTTCTTCCAGATTTTAAAAGCTTCAATATTATTTTTGCAATTTTGTATGAAAATTGAAGCACGTTCGCCCTCGTAGTCTTTCAAGTTATACATGACAGACCAGTCAGATTCTATTGCTTCCATACCTGAAAAATATTGTTCAGATATTTGACGATAATCTTCGTCTAACCAATAGGGTTCTTGCATATCGTCGTAAAATTCCATAACCTCTTTTCTCCTTTGAATACTTTTTCTTTTTCCGGAGATAATAACACCATGAAAATATTATTATCTCAATTCTTGGAACAGCACCACCTGTCGATCAGGCAGGCGGCAATTATGACCGGTGTTCCCCGGTCTACGATCGGTGACATAGTGACCGGTCAGGTATGCCCTACTCTGGCAACTATGGAACAGTTGGCAGCAGGGTTGAAAACCACAATTTCAGAGTTGTATGACTCAGAATATAAGTGATTTTCAAAAAGCGTCCGGGATTCCGGACAACGCACAACTTTTTTCCTCCTGAAACGTTTGTTAAGATGAAAGGAAAATTTTACTAAAACAAATGTTCGAAAACAGTTGCATCACAAATACTTCTGTGATAATATGAAATCAAGGAATTTCGAACAAATGTTTGAAAAACGTGATCGGGAGGTACATAAGATGGACTACAAAAACGAGATTATAAAACTGATTAACAAACTGAATGCTTCTGATGAAACCTTTTTGAAACAGGTTTACATAATCATTAAGAAGCACTTTGACAGAAGAGAGGGACGTTAGTCCCTTTTCTTTTTTGCCAAATTGTCAGCCAGTTTCTCAGCCGCTTCCATAAGTACCTTCTGTGATGCGGGAGATAGTTCGCTGTACGTTTTGACTATCTCCAAAATTATACTGTAAAAAGCGTTGTCTTTTCCTTCTTCTAACAGATCTGAAACAATACCAGCTATTTCCTCATCTTCTGAGAGTTGCTGATACATCTCTCCATCACCTGTTTTCAGCCATTCTTCACTGACATTGAACTCACGGCATATCGCCCGACTCATTTGTTCCGTGAGATTTCTCTTTTCTTTTTCAATATTGGAGATTGCCACTTTGGTCACTCCGAGCTTATTTCCGAATTGTTCCATTGTCATTTCTAAGCTTTTTCGGATTTCTTTGACACGCTCACCTTGCGTCATTCATTCGCCTCCCTTCATTGTATTTTCTGAAATAAGGATAACACTGTACGAGCAAAAAGTCAACAAAAAAAGTTAGCAAAGCTAACAAAAAGCACTTGACAATGTTCTCGAAGATTACTATAATGTAATCAACGATAACGAAGCAAGCAAAACACAGGAGGTAAATAAAATGTACGAAACAGTAAAAGTTGTTAAGGGTTACGAAATCAAAAGAATGAAAGGAACACGCGGAGCCTATCACGTAAACGTGCGTGAGGGGCAAAGGGTTCAGAGAGTTTCATACTTTTAGAACCATCAAAGCAGCAACTGAATTTATTGAAACAACTTTATAAATAAAGCCGAAACGGGGCACAGTCCCCGTCCGATCACGATGGCAACGTGGTCGCCGATGATGGTAAGCCAATACAGAAAGGAGAGAATCGAATGAGAGAAACGAAAAAGAAGCTGTTGCAGGAAACAGTTACGATTCTGAAAAAGCTGGACAAAGAAAGCCTGGCAATCATCAGAAGCAACGCAGAGATCCTGAGAGCCAGAGACACTCTCGAAGAACAGAAAGCGGGGTAAGGAAATGTTGAAACCATTAGCAATCCTGTTGTTGTTCTGGATCGTGATTCTGACACTGGATGAATAAAAAAGTGAGGTGAGCAAAATGGAAGAACTTAAAAAAATGCTTCTGGAAGTACTCCAGGAGTGTAAGCAGCCAGAATTCCCGCCTGAACCGGTACCCACAAGGGTAGCCGCAAAGGTTCTGGGAGTGGAACAGAGCACAGTGATTAATCGGATGGAGTCCGGTGAGCTGGATATCGGGCTGGTATTCAGATCGAAGCCGACCAAAAGAGGGCAAACAAGTCGAAGAAGTACATACATCAGTCCCAAAAAGTTATACGAGCTGACCGGGTTCGTATGGAAAGGAGACAAGCAATGAAAAGAAGAGAAACAGAAGTAACAGAAGAAGCGGAAGAAACAACAGGAGCGGCTGTACTCGCCCCGATTTTAGCCACAGCGGCAGCAATATTTGCCTTCTGGTGGCTGGGAAAGTACAGCACGATTTGTGAACGCGATATTGTAGGAACAACAATTACCGTGTGGTGTGCGGTACTGATCCGTGTGCTGATGTGGGCAGAGTAAGGAGGAAGCAGAATGAGCAAGATTATCAAGGTTAGTATGGATATGGAAGTGACCGTGCATGATTTCCCACAGGGAACGATAAGAGAGCGGAACAGACAGCTCTGTGAGCTGATCGGAAACGGATGCGAGATGATTGAGCACGTCATGCCAAGACGACTGTATAACGAATTATGGCATACGAGAGAAGTTAAATGTGAAAACAGCAAGTGTGTGGCTATGCTGGTTGACGAAGAGTTTCTGTTCAAGAATGAACTTCAGTTTAACCCGATTGGCTGCTATCTGTACGAAACCGACAAACACGGCTCCCCAATCATGGGAAACATTTTGTTTGTAGGTGATACATATACAGGCGATGGCATTACGTTTTCAGGGATTGAGGAAGAGACATTCAACAAATTGTATCGTCAGCTGATGGAGTTGGCAGGAAGAAGTGTGGAGGAAGAGGAATGACAGCAGAAGAGAGAAGAAAGCGTATTGATGCGTTACTGGATAAGACATTGAAGATTCATGAACAGGGAAAACATCACGTCAAAATTTCTATTTCTAATATTAGTGGAAAGACAGTCGTTTTTGTACACGCAATGAAAAATGGTTATGTTCCCGGAAGAGATTACACTTTTTCGCAAATCATTGAATCATCTGACGACAGCATTGACTTCGGCGAAGCATTGATGTTTTATGATGCCGCTAAGTATCTGGACAGCCTGATTGAAGACGAGGAGGTATCAGAATGATTGGCGTGAGCGAAGGAAAAGATCTGGAAGCCAGAGCGTTCCTGGAGCTTGCCGGAATTGATTCGAGCAAGTACAGAATCTGGCACCATAATAGTATCTATGTGCATGCAATAAATGAAGAGACGAAAGAATCGGTGATCGTTGAGAAAGCGACACTCGAGGTAGTAAAAAGTCCCGGTGCTTTGGCGGGCGATCCGGGACACAAATAAAAAGACAACTACAGTATAGGGCAGAGAGACTGAAAATTCAAGTATGAGCTATACAATCATTGAAAATGCTGACCATGCGGCGTGGCTGGAAAGCCGCACGCTTGGGATCGGCGGTTCGGATGCGGCTGCGATATTGGGATTGAACCCATACAAGAGCAACGTGGAATTATTTGATGAGAAGACCGGGAGACGGATGCCGAAGGACATATCTGATAAGCCGTATGTGAAATATGGAACGGAAGCAGAGCCGCTGATCCGCAGACTGTTTTCGTTGGACTTTCCGGAATATCAAGTCCTGTATCACGAGAACCGCATCCTGCGGAGTGTTGAATATCCATTCATGCAGGCCTCGCTTGACGGCGAGCTGACCGACCAGGAAGGCAGAAAAGGTATCCTGGAGATCAAGACCACGAACATCATGAACAGTGCACAGTGGGGCAAGTGGGATGACCGCATACCGGATAACTATTATATTCAGGTGCTCCACTATCTGCTGGTGACAGGTTACCAGTTTGCAGTGCTGAGGGCACACATCCGGTCGGACTGGGAAGGAGACAGGCGGACAGCCGTCCGCCACTATTTCATTGAACGTTCTGACGTTGAAGAAGACCTTGCGATGCTCTTGCAGGAAGAAAAGAAATTTTGGCAGCAGGTAACACACAACATAAGACCGGGCAGGATACTGCCGGAGATATGACAGGAGGTAAACATGGAATTAAGAATCACGACCAAGATGGAGCCGGGGACGCTCCCGGAGATCCAGTGGAACAGCAGCGAGTTGAAGGAAGAGATCCAGAAGAAGGCACAGGAATATGCATCCATTGCTTATACGGATTCCCAGACCGCAGAGATGCGTAAGGACAGGGCAACCCTGAACAGACTGGTGAAGGCGTTCGAAGAAGAACGAAAGCAGGTAAAGAAATTTTATGCGGCACCTTATGAAAAATTTGAGGAACAGGTGAAGGAAGTGCTGGAACCGGTACGCAGTGCGGTCAAAGTGATCGATGATGGGCTGTACGAGATCGAGCAGAAGTACCGCAGTGAGAAAACAGAAAAGATGCGTGAATATTATGACCTGTATGTCGGAGATCTTCGCTCTGTCATCCCGTTCGAGAAAACGGTAAAAGAAAGCATGTATAAGAAATCCATCAAGGACAAGCATCTGGAAACCAGCTACAATTCACTTTTTAACTGTATGCGTGAAGAAATGGAAGCACTCGAAGAACTCCCGGAACGTTTCCGTAATAAGGCGATCCTGAAATATATGGAAAGTTACAGCCTTTCGGAAGCACTCAGAGAGGGAAAACGCCTGGAAGAAATGGAAAAAGCCCTGGAAGAGCGAAAGAGAAAAGCAGCCGAGGAGAAAGTCAAAAAAGAAGAGGCATCCAGAAAGGCAGTACAGCAGGAAGAAACATCCGCTACTGCGGAAAACAAAGAAGACAGCAAGGCAGAAGTACCGGAAACTACGGCAGAAACACAGGAAGCAGAGAATACTACAGAAGTACAGGAAGAAATCTGGACACTTGACTTCCGTGTACGCGGCACCAAGAAACAGATCATGGATCTGAGAGAATACCTGATCCGCAACAACATTCAGTTTGGAAAGGTGGAATAAAACATGGCAGTAGCAAACAGTCTTGCAAACAGACAGACAAGAAGCAGCATGGCAACGTATATGTCCCAGGAAGCAGTGAGGAAGCAGATCAACAGCGTGGTCGGCGGCAAGAATGCCACCAGATTCGTCTCCAGCATCGTTTCCGCAGTACAGACAACACCGGCTTTGCAGGAATGCACGAACCAGAGTATCCTGTCAGCTGCATTACTCGGTGAAGCACTGAACCTCTCACCATCCCCACAGCTCGGACAGTTCTATATGGTTCCGTTCAAGAACAATAAAAAAGGCTGCAAGGAAGCACAGTTCCAGCTTGGGTATAAGGGTTATATCCAGCTGGCAGTGCGTTCCGGATACTACAAACGCCTGAACGTCATGGCGATCAAAGAAGGGGAGCTTCTCCACTACGATCCCCTGAACGAAGAAATTGAAGTGAACCTGATCGAGGATGACATCATCCGTGACGAGACACCTACAGCCGGTTATTATGCCATGTTCGAGTATGAGAACGGATTCCGAAAGACAATGTACTGGTCGAAGAAGAAGATGCTGGCACACGCCGAAAAGTATTCCCAGGCGTTTGGAGGGAATGGCGGGGCGAGATCGCTGGAACTCCTGGAAGCCGGGCAGATCCCGGAAAAAGACCTCTGGAAATATTCTTCTTTCTGGTTCAAGGATTTTGACAGCATGGCATTGAAGACCATGCTCCGCCAGATCATCAGCAAATGGGGCATTATGAGCATCGACCTGCAGAACGCCCTGGACAAGGACATGGCAGTGATCCACGAGGACGGAAAAGCTGAGTATGTCGATTCCGTAAAAAAGGAAGAACCGGTGGCAGAGCAGGAATACAGAGAAGTCCCGGAAGCAAAGACGGATGTACCGAAAGCAGCAGAACCACCAAAAGAGGCAGATGCTTCGGAACAGATGAGCATGGAAGATATGTTCTTCAATAATTAAAACAGACCATCCCGTTGACCTCACCGGAATGGCCGCTTACGTAAAAAGGAAGTAGAAAATGTACAGCCAGAACAATAACGAAGAACCAAAGTTATTCACGTTCACCGTACCGGGCAAGCCGCAGGGCAAAGCCCGGGCGAGAACATTTCACAACAGCAAGAGCGGCAAAATGAGCAGCGTAACACCTGAAAAGACGGTGCTGTACGAAAACCTGATCAAGACCTGTTTCCAACAGAAATACGGACAGAAACGGTTTTCGGATGATGCGTATGTGGTTGCTAATATCTTGGCGTATTTTGAGCCGCCTAAGAGCATCTCGAAGAAGAAAAGGGCAGAGATGCTGGAAGGGAAGATCTGGCCGGCAAAGAAGCCGGACAGTGACAACATCGCAAAGGTTGTGCTGGATGCCCTGAACGGCATCGCATACCATGATGATACACAGATCATAAAACTGAGCGTCACAAAGGCGTACAAAGAGGAAGCGTATTTAAGCGTTACGCTGATGGAACTTAAGTAATATACAGGAAAGGCAGGTGTCCGGCATGGGGCGTGGTGCTCCTAACAAAAAAGGACTCAGTTACTTTCCGAAGATGATTGATTTTTACGAAGACGATAAGGTCTTCGATCTCCTGGACCGATATGGTCCACTGGGAGTGACTGTATATGACTGCATTCTGTGCATCGTATACAAGCAAGGTTACTACGCAGAGATCTCACTTGATAAGCTATCAAGAATGATCACAAGGATGATCGGCAACAAGTGGGTGAAGGGGCAAAAAGCTGTCGTGCAAGTGGTGCACTTCTGCTCTGAGATAGGTCTCATTGATGATGACCTCATGACGGAAAACATCATCACCTCTGTTGGGATTCAGCGTCGTTATTACGAGATAGCAGTAAAACGCATGAAGAGACAGCTCTATAGCGATAAGTATTGGCTCCTCAGAAACGGGGAAGAAGAGGAGCCTTTCTTAAATGCACCCAAAAATCGAATTACTTCGGAAGAAAATCGAATTACTTCGGAAGAAAATAAAAATAGTTCCGAAGAAAGTCCTATAGAAATAAAAGAAAAAAGAAATATAGATATAGATACGGCTCCGCCGGACATTACTTTCGATGATCCAGAACTTGAGAGAGCTTTTCAGGGATACCTGAGCAGTCAAGAAAAAAACGGCAGGGAGTTATCTGATTACCAGGTACGGTTGCTCAGAAAGAAGCTCGGAAGTCTTAGTGATGATATGGCAGAGCAGCTGATGATAGTGGAAGAAGCTACAGTGCAAGGATGGAAGAGTTTTTACCCGGTCAAGAAGCAGCCAGCAGCCAAGAAGAAGGAAAAGAAAACCGTAAAGAATACATTCAATGCATTTCCGCAAAGGGACTATGATTTCGATGCACTGGAAAGAACATTGAACGAGTAAGGAGGCAATATGGAACAGTTGAAGATTTTTGAGAGCGAAGAATTTGGCAGTATCCGAACCGTGACGAGAGATGGAGAAGTCTGGTTCGTCGGGAAAGATGTGGCAGAAAAACTGGGGTACAAAAACACTGCTGATGCTATCGGGACACATGTAGATAATGATGATAAGCTGTCATCGCAAATCGCGATGGCAGGTCAAATGAGAAACGTGGTGCTTATCAATGAATCTGGTATGTATGCTCTTATTTTTGGAAGCAAATTAGAAAGTGCACAGCGTTTCAAACGCTGGGTGACATCAGAAGTGCTGCCAGTGATCCGCAAGACAGGGAGCTATGAGATGGACGACTATTCGCCGGAGATGAAAGCAATCCTGATGCATGATAAGAAACTGGTGAAGATTGATAACCGCGTGACAGATCTGGAGAACCATATGACGATCGACTACGGGGAGCAGGTCGTTCTTGGCGATGAGGTCAACAAGGCAGTCCTGGACGCACTGGGCGGCAAGCACAGCAATGCCTACAACGAGATCGGCAAGAAAGTATTCGCGGAGTGCAACCGTGACCTGAAACACTATTTCCACGTCAACGCCCGCAACAACGTGCCGAAGAAACGCTACTATGAAGCCTTGGAATACATCCAAGAATGGAAGCCCTGCACAAATACACAGATCCAGATCCGTGACTGCAATGCACAGGTGTGTATGCCATGAGCGGGGACGAGGTATTCACAATACAGGCAAGACGCTGCAAACGGTGCGGGAGACTGCTGACAAGTCAAGAGGCGGTAGAAAGAGGCTATGGCTGTCAGTGTGCCATAAAAGCGAAAAGAGAAGAAGAGGCACAGAAACCGATACCGGGACAGCGGACGATATTCGATTATTTGGAGGATGCAGAATGATTGTGACGAAATTGGACGTAGAGCAGATGTGCAGAGAATGTCCGATGTTTGAACCGGAAATAAAACACAGAAAAGCTTCTATACCAGGAAGCGTGAAATCACACCATATGCTGACGATCACGTGCAAAAATCAACTTTTTTGTCTGCTTATGTGGTGTTATCTGGAGGAGGAAAGCTGATATGTACTATGGATTTGATGATTATTTTGAACCAGGTGAATTTGACGAGAAAATCGAAGAGTTAAAGAATGAGCTTAGGGAATCGGTGAAAAAAGAAATCAACGATGAAATCGAGAAACTGCGAAAAGAAAACAAAGAATTACAGGGGATCAAGAACAATTTTGAGTCTATCAAAAGGGACTTTGAAAGAAAAAAAGAAGAATGCGAAAGAGTAATGAAAGACGCTGAGTATCGTGCAAAACATGCAAGGCTGGCAGAACTGATGGAGCAGATGAAACTTGTATTATGGTCAGTAACATGGGAAGCACGATACAAGAGAAAATGTAATAAATGTGATTGCTGGAGAAACGTTAAGGTGACGTTGCCGTCTGGAAACACTGTTTCAGACACATGCATATGTGCAAAAACTGCACGTGTGTATCATCCAAAAGAAAATGTACTGTACGAAATAGCCGATAGAGGCCTTGATTTCCGTGTGTGGTATAAAGAAAGAGGAGACAAGGGGAAAGAATATTTTATAGCTGACACAATTGCTGTGATTCCGTCAAAAATCATAGATCGTAACAAAAATTTTGAAGAAATCAATAAAAAAGAGGTTTACGGAATATTTTTTACTTCTTTTGAAGAATGCCAGGAATTTTGCAGTTATCTGAATAAAAAAGAGGGAGTCGCGGGATATGACTACGACAGAGAAGGCAACCTGATTGCAGAAAGTACAGGTGAGGATAATGAATAAAGTAATTTTAATGGGACGGTTGACCAGAGACCCGGAGATGCGTAATTCTAACGGAGAGAGCAACACGGCAATTGCACGCTATACGCTGGCAGTTGACAGACGCTACAAGCGTGAAGGCGAAGCGGGTGCTGATTTTATCAGCTGTGTGGCGTTTGGCCGCAGTGCAGAGTTTGCAGAGAAGTATTTCCGCCAGGGGTTGAAAGTAGTGATAATCGGCCGAATCCAGACCGGAAGCTATACCAACCGGGACGGCAACAAGGTCTATACAACAGACGTGGTGGTAGAAGAGCAGGAGTTTGCGGAAAGCAAAGCATCCTCACAGAGAAACCGGGAAGAGAGCAGCCAGGAACGACCGGAGCCGATGCCGGTGGATGAGAACGGATTTATGACACTTCCGGAAGATTTTGACGAAGAGCTGCCATTTGCATGATGGGAAAGCAACAATGGACAGGAGGAAAACGAGATATGAATATCGGAAAGGCACAGGCCGTTTTTGAACAGATTAGAAGCGATAAATATAGTGAGACTGAAAAACTTCAGGCGATTTGGGGTGTACTGGAGATGCCGACACATAACGGAATCACAAAAGATGCAATCTTGGAGGCATTCCGGTGGTTATTTGAGCGTGCTGTGGAGGTAGACGATGAAGTTTCAGAAACAGTATCTGCGGATGGCAGTAACGGCAGATGAGTATGAGTTGCCACTGATCGTTGAGGATACGGCAGCGGCATTAGCAAGGCGGCTGGGAGTCAGTGAGAATACCGTCAGAGCAGTGGAATACCGCGGAAAAAATGAAATGTACAGAAGAACGAGAAAAGGACCGATGCCGGGCTTTGGAGTCCGGTACAAGGTCCGGAAAGTGGAGGTGGATGGATGAGAGACATACTGTTCCGAGCAAAATTAAAAGATACGAATTACTGGGTAGAGGGATCCTATTGCAGTATGAGAGGGACGACATACTGTTTCGAGGAAGATTATAAACGGCATCCTGTACCGTTGCATCATCTGATCGCAGTAGACGAAATGACAGACTGGGGTATGCCGAACAAATTGCGACTGTATGAGATCAACCCGGAAACATTGTGCCAGTATACAGGATTGTGTGATAAGAATGGCAAGAAGATCTGGGAAAATGATATTGTACAGTACGGGGAATATACAGCTGTTGTCAGATACGGAAAATATACAGCAGGATTTTATGTTGATTTTCCAGAAGAAACAAACTACAGAAAAGATCTGGGCTACTGGTATAAAAAAGTAAGTGTGATCGGCAATGTGCTTGAAGATACAAAAGGAAACCGTCTGGAATCCCATACGGTTAGCGAATCCGGATGGATCCCGGTGACGGAGAGACTGCCGGAAAATGATGATTATGTGCTGATGTCGTTTGAAAATTTTTCTCTTCCATTGGTTGGGAGATACGTGGGCGATGAAGAATTAGGTGGTGCATGGTATCTGGGGGATTGCTTCGACGAAGATACCTGTCTGGCAAATGACCTGTTCGTCAATGCCTGGATGCCGCTGCCGAAACCATACAGGGAGGATGAGTAGAATGGCGGCTTGCAGTGATTGCCTGTGTTATTACTGCCTCTACTACTGGTCGGAGCGATGTCCCTACGGAGGGTGTTATGACGATCATAGGGCACAGGCAGATCCATACACGGATCATTATCCGGAAAGGCATCTGTGGTCAGACAGTCATAAGCCAGGAGAGCAGGCACACTGGTGCAGGGGCGGCAA